AGTCAAATCATGGCGGCGAGTATTTTGCTGCTGGTGTTGGTGGCGCTATTACCGGTAGGGGTGCTGATCTTCTTATTATTGATGATCCTCATTCGGAGCAAGACGCGCTCTCGCCTACTGTTTTGGACGGTCACTATGAGTGGTATACTTCTGGCCCTCGCCAGCGTCTTCAGCCTGGCGGCGCTATTGTATTAGTCATGACGCGGTGGTCCATCAAGGACCTTACGAGCCGCTTGCTGCAGGCCCAAGCCAAGGAACCAATGGCGGACCAATGGGAAATTGTAGAGTTTCCGGCTGTTATTAAGGATAAGCCAATGTGGGGAAACTTCTGGAACATGAAGGACCTCAACAAGGTCAAGGCATCCATTCCCGTTTCCAAGTGGCAAGCACAATGGATGCAGAATCCAGTCGCCGAGGAAGGCGCACTCATAAAGCGCGAATGGTGGAAGAAATGGGAACCGGAAAAGGTCCCCAAGCTGCAGTACATTATCCAGTCGTATGACACCGCTTTCAGCAAGAAAGAGACGGCCGATTATTCGGCAATCACGACATGGGGAATATTTAAGCCGAGCGACGATACGCCGCAGAACATTATCCTGCTGGACGCGAAACGCGGACGGTGGAGCTTTCCTGAATTGAAGGAGATGGCTAAGAAGGAGTACAAGTATTGGGAGCCGGAGGTTGTATTGATCGAGGCCAAAGCGTCCGGGTTGCCGCTGACGCACGAGTTGCAGAAGGCCGGAATCCCCGTAATTAACTTTACACCTTCCAAAGGAAATGATAAACATTCAAGAGTGAATAGCGTGGCACCGCTATTCGAAGCAGGCACGGTATGGGTGCCTTCAGATAGACGTTGGGCAGAGGAAGTCATAGAGGAATGCGCGGCATTTCCCTTTGGCGATCACGATGATTACGTGGACAGTATGACACAGGCGCTAATGCGCTACCGTCAAGGCTACTACGTTGAACTGAAGGATGACTTCAAGGACGAACCAACGAATGGCCAACGAAGAGAATACTACTAAACCTTTTAAAAAGGACAGGGAAAACCTTGAGGGTTTTTTCAAATTCTACGCCGCTCTTCCAACGGAGACAGCTGGAATTCTAAAGAATTTCATGGACCGTGGAGGGGGAAGCGCTATCCTTGGAGCGTGGAACTTTTTTAAGGAAACGTACGGAAAGCCAAAAGAAGGAGAAATAACAGTTCCCTATGATCAGATTGAGGATGACAGGCTATTGCCGACGTATCTTGATAACATGAAAAAAAGGCATAGGATTAATAATGCGGAGGAAATACAAAATAGTGAAGATGAATGGTATGGTCATTACGATAGTTTAATTGAAAAATATAATCTTACAGGAAATGTAGATGATTTGCAATTTGCGTTGAGCGAGAAAATGAATGATGATGAACGTGAAAAGCTTGTTAATTTAGGATTCGCTTATGATGCCGCACGTCTTCCTTTCCAGGAAAATGATGAAGATGATGATGGGGTTCCTGAATCAATAACTTTTAGGCATGACTTGTTAGGCAAGACTCCAATGGAGCCGGATGTCAAGTTCATTGATGAAAACAGCATTTCATTTCCTTATTTGGGGAAATATACTTTCGATGACGAGGGTCAATTCACAATGGAACAGCCTTCCGTCTACAAGCCCCTCGACCAACCGGGCATTGAAGGACTGCTTGATAAAACTCCAGTAGTAGGAGATGCATTGCAAAAATGGCAGAACTATGTGACGCCAGGATACAGTCCTGAACCGGAATTGTTCCAAAATCGAGGATGGCAGACAGGGATGGCTACTCTCTTTGGCTCACAAATTCTTCCTTACGCGAAATATTTGAAAAAACCGGCGACATGGGCAGGAAAGAAGATTCTATAGGCAAATAGATTAAATCCTTACGCAGCAGGAATACTTACTGCCATGACACCAAGTTCAGGTGCTGGTACGGAAGAGTTAGAATGGGAAAGGCAGAATATAATTAACATGGAGAATCAATAATGGGCCTTGTACCGCACGTTCCTAAAGTAAAAAAAGTTCCTGACTGGGTCACTGATATATTTGGAATAAAGGGTAAAGATGATGTAGTTCCACGCGTACGCGATCCTGAAAAGCCCACAGTGGATATCACTGAGACAACAAAACTTTTTACCAAAGCAGATGATACAAAACCATCCTGGACTAATTTCGATTGGATGAAGCCAAAGAAATACACCAAGGCAGAAGGAATAGATGTTCTACAGACTATGTATCCTCACGTGGATTTTACAAACATAAAATTGGGGGATAAGCCAACTCAAACCCGTGTAATTAGAAAAACACAGTATATCAAACCACGTTATCAAAGTAGATCCGGGGAACTTGAATTTGGAGGAGGGTATCATCATCTTCCTCCTTCTAATTTTATGGAAGTACTGGAAAAGTTTAGATTGGGGGAAATTACACATCAGGATGTTTCTAAAAAGCTTGGAATGGGTTCGGAAAAGATGAAGGTTTGGCATCCAACTAAAACTAGGAAAGGAGCGGAAGGAGTTTATTGGGCTCCAAGTAAGGGATTTGAAAAATTAGTAAAGGCGTTTATGGAGAAGTATCCTTCTCCGGAACAAATAGGCACTCCTAAATATCATAAACAACAAACGCAATTAAAAATGCCTCAAAGGGAGGCTTGGGACCTTGCGAAAATTGCACAGGAAGGGGACAAAAATATTCCTTTTGAGTTAAGGTTCTATAAAGCGTTCAGGGATAGGCATAAAATGGATCCTACTGAAGAAATGGGATCAAAATATCTATCCCAATGGGAAGTTAATAAAAGATTGGGAGAAGAAATAACAGGAGTACCACTTTCAATTCATCAAGGACGATATGATAAATCAACAGGATTATATAGACCGCGCTACCAGAAAGAAGGAACAGGAAAAAGTTTATTTGAGGAGGCAAAGGATGGTGATATTTTAACGTATAAATCGAGAACCTACGCTCGAAATTTAGATTTAGGGAATCAAAAAAATGTACAAGAAAGAATAACAAAAAAAGATCCTGAAGCAAGATGGATGTATAATTTTTTGAAGGAAAAAGATCCTAGTGGTAAATACTATGATGTTGATCATGTGCAGGCAACTATATTTAATGGCTCTAGTTCTCCGGATAATCTTAGAGCCACATTGAAAGGAGCCCATAGTGGATCTCCATTAGAAGTAAAAATGACTCCTACTGGCGTGGAGGAAATTGTATCTATGAAATCGGCTTTTGATAGAAAAGTATATTTAAGATATCAGGATATTATAGACACATTCAACAGGAAAGATATAGATTTAAAGGGAAAGGAGAAGGTTGCTCAATCCCTTAAGAAAGAAATACAGATGATGGTGGATAATTTTAAGAAATCTAATCCTAATACTGATTTTATAATTGGGGATCCATGGGTTTATGTTAAAAATTCTAAGGCTGAAAGAGGATTTGATAAAATGAGGTATATGGATAAAGTCCTGCCAAAAAGTCTTCATAAAATTGTAAATAAGTATATAGTGAAGCATCAGAATCTTCCTAATAAGGGTGATGATCTCAATTCTTCATTAAAAAAAGTATGGGAACGATTAATTCCTATTATAGAAATGTCTGGGGGAAAATTTGATGAAGCTACTCTCAGAGAAGCAAAAAGATGGGGAGAATTTGAAGAAGGTGGACTTGTCAAGCCACACATGGCATACGGAGGAGATATGGCGCAATTCACGGAAATGGAATCGGTCGTACCGGACCTTAACCCCGCCGAAGCGGGAATGGAGGACTACGTTCAAATGGCTTCATTAAAATTACCCAAGTTCAAGAACCCATTCAAGCCAAAACCTAAACCCAACATCATATCGGATATTTCTGAAACTTCGTTAAAAATCACCGATAAGACGAAAGCAGGGACAAAAGTAGAAGGAACGGTCAAAATGGAAGGACAGACACCTATTTTTCACCTAAAATCCGACCTTGAACTGACAAATGCGGCACAGGACAGGATGACCCCGCAGCAATGGTGGGGTTATTTGACTAAAAGAGGCGTTTCACAGACGGAATTGCATGAATTTGGCCTTGGAAACATTCTAAAAAATCTTGGGGGTTGGGAACAAGTCGAAAAAATCAAGAAAGGCAAGAAAGTTCTCGATAAAGACGGAAATGTCGTGATGATTGATAAGTGGAAAAATAACGCTCCAATCACGAAAGCAGAGCTTATTTCGCAATACAAGCTCAATAAACCCATAATTAGCTATAAAATTCAGCAAATTGAGCCTTTTGAGAAGGGCTGGAAGGATTATACCAATTTTTTGACAGGACAGAGAAGCGGAGGGCGTTATTTGGGTGATATGCCCGACAGTGTGCGTGAATTCGAGGAAATGCGCCAATTAAGGAATAAGCCGCAAGATTTGCTAGGAGATCGTCTTCGATCCAGCATTGTAAAGTTTATATCGGAAGTTTCACAGAGAACAGGAAGGGACCTTAAGAGTGCGTGGCCTGAACTGGAGCCACAAATCACGGCGAATATTAACAAACTAATCAAGGACGCTTACGGCATTGAAAATGTCGTTGAGAACGGTTTCGGCAATGTCAAAGTTCCGTTCTACACGCAGAATCTGGTCAACCGCTTCAGCAGGTTGAAAAAAGGCGAGGGGTTCTATATGGGAAAAGCAGGCGTTGGGCACGAAGGTGCGCAGTTCCTGGAGGGTGGAACCGGGTACATAGAGATTCCGTTCACCTATAATCCCAATCCAAAGGGAATGCGTGCGAATGAGCCGCGCTTCACGTTTGGGGAAGGGCACTTCACGAACAAAACAGGAAACAACCCCGTATTCTGGCTGCGTGCCTCCGAGCGCGTGGATGAAAGTGGAAAGCGCACTTTTCTCATAGAGGAAATCCAGTCCGATATGCACCAGAAACCAAAGCAGAAGCCGGATACGTTTAAGTATGCCCAAAGGCACGATGCACCGGAGTTCATAAAAACAACTTATTCATTGAGTCAATTGAAAAAGCTGAAAGCAGAATTGACAAAAGTAGCGGACCAAATTGACAAGGTTACGGGGCACACGGACCCATCGGCAGTAACGGTCATGGAAAGGCTGAAAGTGAAGCGCGAAGCTTTGCGTAATCAAATTAGAGAAGCGGAAGATTTAATATCAGAGGCAGCTGGAAAGTCCGATGAAGTCTTCCCGGAAGGGCCTTGGAAGAAATCGGAGAACCAGGCGAAAATTGCGATCAAGACACTAATAAACCTTGCAACGCAGGAAGGATTTGATAATGTTGCAATTATTAGTGGAAAGGCGAAGAATTACGCAGTAAGTGCTGATTCTACTGTCGCAAAAGGCAACCGTGCATTCTATGATAATATCGCCGTATCAGGAATGAGGAACGTGGCGAAGAATTTAGGACTTGAATTTTCCCATACAAACATTAAAGATGGCAAGGGAAATACATGGGCTAAGATTCCAATAATTAAATTAAAGAAAGAACCAGTGAAGGCATCAGTGGATATGTACAAGGCGGATGGTGGTTTTATATATCGTCCTTCTTTTGTTGATGTTGTTCCAACTTTATGATAGGATAAAACAATGCCACCAAAAACAAGACCCATACCAAATAGCACGATAGAAAAAGCGATTGACGCACTGGCGAGTGCCGGTGTTGACATCGGTGCAAATGAAAGGGCAACGGATGTTCAAGTTCCTGACGAAGGAGTTAATTTTGAGCCGGATGTTGATATTCAAGATCTTCCAGATGGAGGAGTAGATGTTAATTTCGATCCAAACGCCCCAATAGATCAATCACAAATTAAGTTTGGAGACAATCTTGCCGAGTATATTGAAGAAAATGATCTTCAAACATTATCCAATAAGTTAGTAGCAGCATACGAATCCGACAAGATGTCCCGTAAGGACTGGGAAGATACGTATGTTAAAGGATTGGATATGCTTGGATTCAAGTATGAAAATCGTACGCAGCCTTTTGAGGGCGCGGCCGGTGTCGTTCATCCATTATTGGCAGAATCAGTTACGCAATTCCAGGCGCAAGCTTATAAGGAATTACTTCCTCCTGCAGGACCCGTGAATACAGAAATTGTAGGGGAAATTACTCCTGAAGTGGAAGAGCAAGCCAAGCGTGTCAAGGACTACATGAATTATCAAATTACGCAAGTGATGAAAGAATATGATCCGGATATGGATCAATTATTATTCTACCTTCCTTTATCGGGCTCCGCATTCAAGAAAACTTACTATGATTCACTTTTACAAAGACCAGTTTCAAAATTTGTTTCTTCAGAAGACTGTGTTGTCAATTATATGGCAACTTCACTTGAGGAAGCATTTAGAATTACCCATGTAACCAAAATTGATTCCAATGAATTAAGAAAACAACAGATTAGTGGATTTTATCGCGATATAGAAGTTTTGACTGGTTCTATTAATACTATTAGTGGAGTAACTGAAAAAGTTGATGAGCTTCAAGGAGTCAGTGATACTATTGCAGCAGATGATGATGAGCATTTTCTTTTGGAAATGCATGTTGTTGCGGATGTCCCAGGATTTGAGGATGAAAGTGGAATTAAGCTTCCATATATTATTACAATTGATCAATTTTCAACCAAGGTTCTTTCCATTAAAAGGAACTGGCTTGAACAGGATCAACTAAAAAACAGAATTGACTATTTTACGCACTACAAGTTCCTCCCAGGACTAGGGTTTTATGGCTTTGGTCTAATACATATGCTAGGTGGGTTATCGAGAACGGCAACAAGTGTACTACGCCAACTGATTGACGCAGGAACTCTCGCTAACCTTCCAGCAGGCTTCAAGGCGCGTGGCATGAGAATACGTGACCATGACCAGCCATTGCAGCCAGGAGAATTTCGTGATGTTGATGTAACAGGAACTTCAATCAAGGAATCACTTTTACCACTTCCATTTAAGGAACCATCACAAACTTTATTTGCTTTATTAGGCTTTTGCGTTGACGCAGGAAAATCTTTTGCAGCAATTGCAGATATGAAAATGGGAGAAGGTAATGAACAAAATCCTGTTGGAACAACACTTGCTCTTTTAGAAAGAGGAACAAAAGTTATGAGTGCAATCCATAAGCGATTGCATTATGCACAAAGATTAGAATTTCAACTTCTTGCGCGTTGTATTCAAATGTATCTTCCACCAGAATATCCTTACATGGTTAAGGGTGGAAATAGAATGATTAAGCAAAGCGACTTTGATGAGCGTGTTGATATTTTACCAATTTCAAATCCAAATATTTTCTCCATGTCGCAACGTGTCATGTTGGCGCAACAGCAGTTGCAATTGGCAATTGCCAATCCTGCACTGCATAATTTACGCGAGGCATACAGAAGGGTTTATCAGGCATTAGATGTTGATAACATTGATGCAATACTAAAACCGGATCCAGACCAGCCACAGCCAATGAGCCCCGCAATGGAAAATTCACTGGCGATGAAGGGACAGAATCCAAAAGCATTTCCTGATCAGAACCATAAGGCGCACATAGATACGCACGGCGAATTCATGTTCACACGCATGGTGCAGATTAATCCACAGCTTTACGCAATGATGGAATCGCATATCATGGAGCATATTGCTTTGATGGCAGCGTTACAGGTTCAAGAAGAAATGAAGCAACAAATTCAACAAGTGGATCAGATGATGCAACAAGCACAGCAAAATCAACAGATGGCGCAGCAGGCTGAACAGGCAAGCCAGCAACTTAAGATTCAAATGGAATCCAAGATTGCAGAAATGGAGGCAGTAATGATTGCTGAAATGGCGAAACAGGAACAAGAAAAAGCTGGCAACATGGAACAGGATCCATTAGTACGATTAAAACAACAAGAGATTGACCTGAAGGCGGCGGAAGTTTCAATGAAGGGCGAAGTGGAAGATAATAAGCTTATGGCTGATATTGGCATAGAAGCTGAGAAGATGGATCTTGAACGCGACAAGATGAAAGGCAAGATGGAAGAAACACTTGCAAAGGAAAGTTTTGGTGCTATAAAAGAGGATACAAAACAGACTATTGACGAGATAAGACAGAACATGGAGGATCTGCGTGAAAACAAAAAGATCCGAAGTGCCGAGAGAATTGCAGCAATGAAGGAGAAAATGAATGGACGAAAAAATAGTCAAAATAAATAATGCCATGCTCGCCATAGAAAAGGCGGCACGGCTACAAATAAAAACCGATGAGGATAAATTATTGGTTGCAAGTGCGCTTATGGCTGTTACCAGGAATCTTTATGTTGATACTTTGGGTCCAAGGGACACGGCGCATATATTTGCAACTATCGTGGAAAGTTTTGACATGATGGAAGAAATGCTTCGAGAGCATAGACCAACAATACACTAGGAGGGAAATATGAAGTTATTGAAAGATATTTGGAATCACCTGAAAGAGTGGAACGAATGGGGAATGAAGGACTGGATTAAAGCCGGCATCATCGTCATCGTTGTTCTTGTGGTTCTTAAAATGATAATTTTACCAGGTGCATAATGGCATACATAAGACGTGATCCTAACAGAAAGGCGGACTTAAGCAAACAATCCGCTCGAGGAAAACGTATCCAGGCGCGTGGTGACGATATTAAAGAATTTAGAAAGTCGTTGCCATCCTTTCCTAATCCTGAATTCGGAAGATTTAAACAAAAGGAATATACCTATAGCCCAAATTGGCGTGATGTAGACTCAGAGCAATTAAGAAAAAGACCCGGTGATGATGCTAAAGAAGGATGGCTTTCAAATCTATTTGGCGGTTTAAGACGTGATGCTGGACAACAGTTCAGGGATGTGACAGGACCAGCAAGAAAATCAGGATTATACGGAGACGTGACAACTATGGCAGGGGATCTTGGAAGTATGGTTAATCTTCCAGGTTTACTATCTCTTCTTCCTTCGTTTGGGAATATGCTTAAAAGCCAAAAGAGAGCGGCAGAGAATGAGGAAATTCTAGGGGATCTCTATACCAACAATCTTCGGGAAGAAATGATGACCGGTGATGAGCTGGAATATTATAATAAATACAAAGATATGGCGGCGGTAGAGAATGACAACGAGAGAAAACAATATTATTTAGACCAAGCCAATACAGCGCTTCGGAATGCATCAATGTCAAACAGGGTTAATTACGCCTTGGATGATCTTGGCTTTGACACGTCAGCGGTACCAGCAGTGCCTGCATTCGGGGAGCCTCCAGGAGCATTCGAAGAAAGAACAGATTACGGAGGACTTTCCAATAAGCTGCAAAGCGGACTGGAAGGAACTATAGGTGGAAGAAGATTTTTAGAGAAGCATGCTATCCTTAAAGACGGAGACACTGACTATATGCGTCGTACTATTACTGATTTTAATAAACCTGTTTTTGAAGCAGAACTTCCTATAGTACCAAAAATAAGACCAAAACCACCTTTTGATGATGATGTAACAACTACAGTTCTTCCTGGAGAAGAATACGGGGTAGAATTGCCTGCATATTTCGATGGACCAACTTCAATTCTGGAGGATTATGACGCTCAGGACTTAGGTGGCCCTTTAAGATGGCGCGTAGGTGACGCTTTCCATCCTATAGATACAAGTGGATATCCTGATCGTGATCTTGAGCGAGATGAATGGATAGAGGAACAATTAGCCGAGATGGCTAGCCTCCGCGACAGGGACCCAAACACATTGCCTGGGTGGAAATATACAGATGTAAATCCTTTTACAACTCCTTACGTCCCAATAGAAGGGGATCCATGGACGGAGACGCATCCGGATCTTTACGATTTCCAAGAGCGAAATTATGGCCCAGTAGGGATGGATCCATATTGGGGTCAAGAAGAGGAAGAAATAAGGGGACTATGGGGTCCTCAGTACTATCCAGACCAATTAGGTCCTGTTGATCGATAGAATATAATGGCATGGTATAATCAGTATTTTGGTGGTACTACAACACCTTCTGCACCTACTACTGGTGGCAATAGACCACCTACTGAACGAGAAGACAGAAGGGATGAGCCTCTTGTCAGCGTAGACTATACTGCACCTACTGTTGATACAAGCCAGCCAGTTGAAACTGGTGATGGATTAGATTTATCATGGGCAACAGGTTCTACAGCCGAACAACAGGCACAAATAGAAGCAGATATCGCGCTTGCTGGTACTGGTGGGGGGAGTCAATATTCAGGAACAGGTAGTCCTTATTTTACTTCAGGATATCCTGATGCTTTATTTGGATCAACTGTTATACCAGAGCATAAGGCTATAACGAATCCAAGCGATATGATGATTGGCAATCTTTTAGCCTATGAATTGTCTAAAGATCCAAAATACACAAAAGAATTTTATGATCCAGACTCTCCTTATATTGAAGACCAAGCTACTAATACTCTTGGAAAAATTATGGCAGTAGATGCAGAAGGAAACATGATTCTTGATTCTTCAGGAAATCCTATTTTCACTGGATTTGGCAAAGAGATGGTGGATGAATTTCAAGCAAACTGGGATCCAAGCAACCCAATGGATATCACCCTTCCTGGAGTATTTAAGGAAATGGCAGGGGATATAATAGGAAAGGAAAAAGATTATTACACACAAAGAGAGGAAGAGGCATGGGATCCGTGGTCTGACCCTTGGGGTCAGCCGCAGCAATACGGAATGTTTGGTTCCCTAGCAGACTTGGCGAAACATACGTGGTTTTCAGAATCATTAAGCGATGTGGAAGCGCGAGAGCAGGCAAGACTGGACGAAGGACTAGGAGTGGCAACGATGGCGAATATGGAACAGATGTACGGAAAAGAATTTGCAGCTCAGGCTAATCCACTTTACGATCCAGCATTTTCTTTAGCTGCAACACAAGAATTTGATCCAGGGGATATTTATGGTGACCTAACACTTTGGCAGCAGGCGCAAAAAGCATAATGTTACAATTTCTTTTAAAACCATTACTAAGTGTTGCCGGAAGCGCAATTTCTGGCTTCGTGGAAACGAAGAAGGCAAAGGCACACGCCAAACTTACAGAAATAAAAGCTGTCTCTGCTTTAAAAGAGCAACAGATTGCCGGCAAAGTTTCATGGGAGGCATCGGCCGTGGATCAAATGAAAGGATCCTGGAAAGATGAACTAATTTTAATTTGCCTACTTGCGCCAGCCGTAGCAGTCTTCATCCCTGGAATGACACCACACATAGAAGCGGGGTTTGTTGCACTCCAACAACTCCCAGACTATTACAAGCATTTATTATATATTGCCTGCTCAGCTAGCTTTGGCATCAAGGGCGTAGGAAATGCTGTTAAATTTTTTAATAAGAAAAAGTGATTAAGCCAGAGCAAATTGATAAATGGAGGATATTTCCCCGTTTTTTAATTACCTTGTATGGAGTTGCTTTTTGGCGTACAACGGAATGGTTTATGCAACTACCTGAACCAACAAATGCTCAATCTGCATTTGTATCGGTTGTGGTGGGAGCAGGGGCCGCGTGGTTTGGACTTTATGTGGGGGGTAGCAAACAAGCTAGCGTTAAAATAGTAAATAGAGAATAATGCCATTTAAATCAGAAAAACAGCGTAAATATTTATGGGCGAAAGAGCCTGCAATTGCCAAGAAATGGACGGCGGAGCATGGAAGCACACCTGTCCACAAGAAGGTTGGAGGTGTTGTAACAGTAAAGCCGCGTGGCTTTAATAGAATGCTCCCTGATAAAAGGCCAACAACTAAAATATATTAGGAGGAATTATGCCAAAAGTAGGTACTAAGAAATTTGCATATACCCGAGCCGGAAAGAAGGCTGCAGTGGCACATGCAAAAACCACTGGACAAAAAGTTTCAAAAGTTTATAAGAAAGGTGGAAAAGTAAAATAATAGGAGAAGATATGGTTGGAAAAATAAATGCAAGACGCGAAAAACGCGCGACGCCAGGAAAGAAATTTGGTACTACTACTTATAAAAGTGGTGGGAGAGTCAAGAAAAACATAGGTGGAATGTCCCAAGGATATAACGCCAGGCTTGACGACTCATTAGGTGCAAGGCATCCAGGAGCGGGAGGTTCTTTAGCTGGAAGACGTGCTATGAGTAAAGGCATGGAAACAGCTGCAGGAAGAGGAGCTTATGCTGGCGCTGGAACTATGGTCAAGAAAGGTGGTTCTATCAAGAAAGCCAAAGGCGGAAAAGTTAAGGCTATGCACGGCGGATTGAAAAAACATACTAAGAAGTAATTGATTTTTTTAATTTATAGTGTATACTTCCGTTAATGGAAGACACAGCCGCTATCTACGTAATCCTGAAAAGGATTCGTGAGCGCAAGGAACAACTAAAAAACATTATCGCCAGTGGCATTCACAGCTTTGACGAATATAATAAAACAGTGGGTGAATATAAAGGCTATAATATAATGGAACAGGAAATACAGGACCTGCAGAAAGATGAAAACAACAGAGATTCCAAAACGTAGATTCGCTCTAGAGGAGAAAGACCTCGCAGTAGAAGCGGACGAAAATAACAAAATCGCGGAAGAAAAAGAGAACCGTTTTGTTGTAAAAATACAACAAGAGGCGCTTAAGGATATTGATCATTTACCGACAGAAAAAGTTTTAGATCGATTACCAGAGCCAACAGGCTGGCGATTATTAATTCTTCCGTATAAAGGACAAGGAAAAACTAAGGGTGGAATAATACTGTCTGATGAGACAATTGAGGAGAGGGGATATACAACCGTTACAGGTTTAGTCCTAAAAGTCGGACCCGATGCCTATAAAGATGAAAAGAGATTTCCTAACGGACCATGGTGTAAGAAAAATG